GAGGATGATTATTCATAGGAATGAACGAATTATACTATGGATTAAATTATCCGCCTAGCTTCCTGTACCCATGGAGTTTCGAATCAAGAACCTTGTTGATCGGGCGAGCTCCGCCGAACGCTGCGAACTTCTTTCCAGCACTCAGACTAGTTGGAGCTTGAGCTGTCACGAAGTTCCAACCTGTATTTCCGCTAACATCAACGCTATTCACGGCCTGGAAGTAAGCACCGCCCGTAGCCGTTGAGTCTTTGAGCGACACGTTGTATGCCTGTACCAATCCAGAGGATTTGGAGAAAGTGAAAGGCGTTCCGGCAGAAGAACTCGTGATGGTGATGAGACCTCCACGACCATCTAATACCAAGCTACCAATGATGTAGCTTCCCGAGATGTTGAAGGTGAGGGTCTTTGGACCAGTGACGCTCAAAATGTTGATAGGCCGGTTCGCCGTAGCTCCGAAAATGATCGCGCCTGCTCCGCCCGGAGGAATAATCAGAGCGTTGAAAGCGGTAGGACCAGCAAAGTTCAGCGTCTTCGATGAAGCAGACGTATCTGTCACAATCACCGTCGAAGTGTTGACGTTGTAGGTCAAGTTCGTCGTAGCAGTGTATGTCCAGACCGTTCCAACTCCCGTCAATGTCCAAATACCCGAGCCCATGGTGAGCGTACGAATACCCGTCCCACCAAGATCGACTAATCCAGCCGTTACATTCTTGTTATTCGCATTGAGAGTACCAACAAACAACGTCAGCGTACGTGTAGACGCTAGAGCTAAATCATCTTGGAGCGTCATTCCAAAACCTACTTGAGAGATAGTTAAGCTTCCGCTAAACGTATTGCCTGCGCTTGCGAGTGTCGATGCCATACGTCCAACGAACGTGAGTCCGAACGTGGACGACAATGTCGTGTTCGATACAAGCGTCATCGAACCGTAAGAACGAGTATTCTGTGACCACGTAAACGTTTGCCCTGGCAACGAGCCAGTCCAATTCGTGGGCCCGATGTTCGCAAAATCAACCGTGACAGTGTTACCCGTAGCAGCGAACGAGTTTGCATCAAAGATTGCATTGTCCTGAATCAACGGTACGCGCCCTGCGCCACCCGTTCCGCCCGTCCCAAGAAACCATTTTGTCGCGTCAGTCCAGTTACCAGTAGTACCGAACCAATACTGCGTAACCGGCGTCGTGAATGTGATGCCGCTATTCCCCCCGCCGTCGCCTGATAACCCAGTAATCGCTGAGATATCCCAGTTCGCGGCGCCGGCGGCGGCAATGTCAGTGAGGTTAACGTACTCGAAATCGATGTTTGCGGCTGTGATCGTACGTGTAGAAGCCAAAGATTGCGATTGGTTTGAAGCCAAGCGCATACGAAATTTCGTAGATGACCCCTTCAAGGTGAAAGTCCCAGTAATCGTTTTATTCCCAGCGATAGAGAGTGCATCATCGACACCAGGAGATGATGACGTGCGAGTCAAATTGAGCCATGTGCTCGTTCCGCGCATAGCTACACCGGACGCACCTGTGATTACCATCGAAGCGCCATTCCAGTTTAATGAACCTTCATCGAAATCGGCAGAATTACCCGTGATATTGATCGTGGCTGTATTTGCAGTGATCGTAAGGTTCGTAGAAGTCGTGAATGCGAACACTGTCCCAGCAGCGGCCGCTGTGAGTGTAATGCTTGAAGAGCCAAGTGTTAGAGTCCTAGTGTTTGTATTGCTTGAAATTAACCCAGCAGCAGTAACATTCTGGTTGTTCGTATTAAGAGTGACACCGTTTAGAGTAATGCTTGATGTACCAAGGTTTAAAGCGTCAGCTAAAATAACACTCGCAGAACCGCCGCTGACAGTGACGCCATGGTTCAACACTACACCGTTTGAAGTGATCGTTTGCAGACTAGTACCCTTAAATACATACGGGTGAGTCAAGTCTGTAGCAGCAGTTGTCATCCCAGCGCCGAGAATAAGGTCCCCTACAAGATCGAGACCCGAACCACCTCCGCCTTGAAGTGACCCAGTAAATCCGGTGAAATCAATCGTGCCGATCGTTCCTCCCGTTGTCATCTGGATATAGAAAATATCCGTGCCTGCGGAGACGCTAATCTTGCAAAAGTTGATAGCCGGTACGATGAACGTACGCGTCCCCGTGCTACCAGAATAGGTACATAGCACGGTGGCTGTTGAAGCTGTAAATGTAAGATTTGTACTTGTACTAAGTGTAAAGATCGTCGCATTGCTTCCTGTGATAGTCCATAAGCCCGATCCCATCGTGAGCGTGCGTGTGCCCGTGCCAGAACCATTGAATGTTTGCATCGTGGGGTTGCTCGTTCCAAAATCAAGCGTTCCCGTGAACGCCCCCATTACAATAGAAGTCACGCTAGGATCGTATGCCGGTCCGATTGTAACAGTACCTCCGCCAGAGGCTCCATCAAATGTAACTGTATCTCCGCTTCCTGGAACAGAAACACCTCCGGCTCCGCCGCTTGTAGCGGACCAGTGTGTCGTGTCAGCGGCATCCCAAGTGCCTGTTCCACCTACCCAGAAGCGTGAGGCCATAGAGTATCAAACCAACGAAAAGATTAAAACAAGCGAGTAACTGTCACCACGTCGCCAGACGCACCTGCAACCCAGATCATGCCAGAATCCTGTACGTTAAATTCAATCGTTTCACCGGCGGCGAGAGGAACGCCTGTATAGGCAGTCACAACAGCTGGCGTTGCACCGACACCGATAAGAACAACGTCAGAGTTGTTCGTCGAAGCGCCTCCGCTCAGACCCGCGATAACACGCTTCGCGGAAATGATAACCGATTTAACGGACGCACCATCAAGCTGAATCGGCGAAGTGAAGCCCGTGCAAACGACGCGGGAAAGAGAGCCTTGAGTGGGGAACTTGGTCATAATGGTATGAAAAAGAATTTGTTAAGAGTATAGCACGTATCATCAAGTCCACGTAGTAGGTGGTTTTGTACGATCGGTCCAAACAGACGTAGGCTTAACACGAGGCGTCCAGAGCAAAGATAAACTGAGCGTCAGGTCAGACACTGTTGCTGTATCGGTGAGCGAACGTACGAAGGCGGCTGTTCGAGAAACAGAATCTGTGAGCATCGTCGCTTCCGTTATCGCGAACGGGAGAACGCGAGCTGTAGCAACTGATGGAGTAAATGTCCCGGATTCCGTCAGAGAGCGAACGAACGTGCCTACCCGAGAGACCGTATCTGTATTTGTCACGGTCTCTGTTAAAAGAATCGGATCAAGCGCTGGCGCAAACGAAGCCATGAAGTACGCATATGCACCACTAGCGCTTGTTACTGTCATGCTTGTTGACCCAGCCGGAGTGATGGCAGCATTCGAATCGAATAAGCCTTGAAAGCCTGAGGAATCTACGCGCCTCGTTGAACCAGATCCGGCGGCTTGTGATCCATTCGCTGCGCTAGCTACCATGATCGTCCAGCAGTTATTTGCAGTCGTTGTGAGCGTTCCTGTAAGCGATGTACCAGTTGCATTCCCACTCGTTGTCGCATCTGGAGTAGTTGTCTGAGCCGCGCCACTGTAGCTCGATGACATGAGGAACATGTATCCCGTAGTGCTGCTACGAGTGACGCTGACCGTGTTCGCTCCAGACGTGGGGGCAAGGATCGCGTAAAGATAAACGATATTGCTTCCAGAATCTTGCTTTGACCCAATCAACGTCATCGCGTTCCCCCCAAATGTCACTGACGAAATACCACCGGTATTTTGATTATAGATGGCGACGATGGCTATTCCATTAGCAACAGATCCCATTGTGTGGGTATGCGAAGCGGTAGCAGTCCCTGGTGAGGCGCTGCCGACACTCCCTCCTGCTACATCAAAAGCAATCGCCATACGCTATACACGATTGAATATGCTCTGTATGTGGAATGGCATACGAAGAGCGCGTTTTCATGAGAAAAAGTTAAGAAGCTTGCACGCTGTAGGTCAGTTGAAGCGAATCTCCGTTCACAACGTTCACAGCCGTGAATACTTGGCGAGAGAGAAGCGTACCGCTGGATGCAGCGTTCAGGATACCCGCCTCTGTGACAGCCTTCGTGCCTGTGACTGTGAAGGTCGTCGTGAGTCGCGCTGTGTCGTTCGTGACTGATGTTGTGACACGCGAAGCTGTAGCATTAACACGAGCTAAGCCAGAGTCAGTGATTTCTGTTTGAAGAGTTGTATCACCAACAGCGGCGGCGTTTGTACCCACACCAACAGCTAGGTATGTAAATGCGGCCTCAGCACCCGATCCGTTGATACGTGAAGCAATCCCTGCTTTACCAGCACTTGTAATAAGGTTATGAACAATACGCGCACCTAGAATCTCGCCAGCGGCGTTTCGATGCGTGAGATGAAAAACACCAAGCTCTTCCGTTTTATCAAAACGGTTCTTACCAACCGATGTTTTCAATGTGTCAGATGCAACGATCGTCTGTGGTTCCATAAAATTACAATGAGCTGTTAAGTCTAGAAGCCACGCCTTCTTGCGCCGCCTCTTTAGTTAGCTGATCGCGCTCAAGCGCGGCTGCCTCGTCTTCTTTATTCCGAGCACCTATCCAAGCATTTACCTCATTCATTACCTCCTCTTCTGTCTCAAAATTCTCCACAACTACGCGGAACGGTTGAGTGCTTCTGTCGGACTCAATAAGTGCTACCCACACATTGCGTGGTGCGCCACCTTCGATTGATTGCTCTTTAATGAGCTTGGAGAATTTATACATATAGTGGCAGTATAGCATTATTTAAAACTCATGCGTCGCGGAATGACCTGAGGGCGAACGCTCCTATCGTGATTCGCGGAAAGTTCCTCGAGTAAATACTTGAGACCATCTTTTCCATCACCTCCTGGACGTCCGAAGATCTGCCGCTCAAGACTCGAGACCTTGTTCCACATCTCTTCCGATTCCGCATAGTCGCGCGCAGCGCCACACGCGAGAATCTTCTGTGCGCAGAGGGGGAGGTTCGGGATATCTCCGCCTGCTGCTAAGTCTGTAATGTCTTCCACTGTTTCAATCGCGAGACCAGCGACAACCGCTGCTGATGGTTTTGGGTAAATGAAGATTGAGTTATCAAAGACACGATACACAGGGCCCGCTTCTGTCCCTTGGGCGATCGCGTTGTTCTCGAATGCGCTATCCGTGGATTTATCGTCGATTCGACGAGCAAGCACATAGCTCGAAGAGTTTGGATATTTGATAGAAACGCGGTTCAGATAGATCATCGCTGTCGGCAAGAGGTACTCGATCTGATCCTGGACCAAATCAGTTGTCGACTTCTCCCCCTGGTATTCCCAAATTCCAGAGGCACCAACAACCCACCCGACGCACTGTCGATACCACTCATTTAGGTTTGCATCGACATCCGTATTCGGATAATCGCTCGATGTGAGCTGCATGGATACCTTTCGGAGCGCCGAAGCGCGGAGTGCGGTGAGGTTCATATAGTGAGAGGACGCCGCCCGAGAGACTCAGGCGGCAAGACTCTTACAACACGGTTGCCTGTAAGCGGAGAATACCTGGGGTATTCACGTACACAGCGTTAGGAACAACGGTTCCATCTGTCAGAGCAGTCGTGCCACCAACGAAGTTACCTGTACCTGTTGGGTTGATTTCGACGAAGCCGACAATCGCAGCATCTTCTGGGATTGTTGGCATGACAACAGCTCCACGAGTAGCGCCTTCCGTACCCATCGCAGCGCCTGCAACGCCAGCGGATGTGATGTAGAGGACGAATACGTTGAACATCCCGTTCGTGACAGTTCCAGAGAGCGTCCAGAAGTCGTCCGTGACAGCAAGGAGACCATACACGTCATTGATGAAGAAACGCGTAGCCGTAGCGGTCTTAACCTTTGTGGTTGTCGTACCGATTGCGATCGCAGCACTTGTGAAAATGCCGTTCGCTAATGCCGACTGGATCTTCTCAAGAGTAGCGATTGCAGTTTCTTGAGAGGTGTGGCTGTTTACAGCAATTGACTTGGCGGGCATAGGGAGAGATTAACGTGCGAATTCCTTCGCAGCGTCTTTGTTGTTAGCAAGATTTAACGGATGATTCGATGCAAGGACCAAATCTTGGCCGTGTGTATCGGAAATCATCTTTGCGATGTCTTGTGGGACATTCACGTACTTGCCCTTTGGAAGACTGAACCCGAATCCGTTGATATTGAAGCCATGGACAGCGTCTTTTGCTTCGGCTGGATCACGTGGAATTGTGACCATGACGAGCTTTTGACGGGCGAGATATTCGCGTGTGCGAACGGCTTTGTCGGATAAGGTGAAGCGTCGGTCCTCATTCAAGTCGCCAATGTTGACGCTTGGATCGTACTCGAAGTTTGCTTCTTCTTCGGCAAGCAATTTGCGAGCTGCTGCAACTTTCGCTGCACGATCTGACTTTGCTGCCTTACCCGTTACAGGCTTTTCGACAGGTGCTTCAAGCTCTTCATCAGAGCTCTCGACGCCCTCTTCCAACTCTTCATCCTTGGATTCATCTTCTACTTCGGGCTTTTTTCCGACGGAACCGACAGATGCTCCTGGCAACGTGGCTTTTTTAAATTCTTGTGTGCTCATAGGATTAATCAGTTAAACGTCCAGGGGTGAGCGTTAGCCTACCCCTGGACCATTGTTCTTTAAGCGGTTACACCGTGCTCAATGCGCAAGACCCAGTTTTCGTTCAAGATCTTGGTGACGAAGTATCCCTTCCAACCGTGCGTAGCACGCTGGTCAAGAGGATCAGTCGAACCACCAGAACCAAGTGGGTGGGTGATCGTCTGCAAAGCGTTCCCAGCGATGCGAGTGATGCCGTAGGCATTCGTCGAAAGGATAAGAGAAGCGTAGACGTCAACACCGGCAGCACCTGCACCTGCGAACACCTTAGCGTTCGTCGTTTCGATACAACGTACTTCGTCGATCGAGCCAACTTCGCCTGGCATCACGTCGGACTGGTTTGGGTAATCCTGAACTTTGATAAATTCAGAGTCAGCCTTCAAGTCGAAAGTCGTCTTTGGGTGGACGATCATGATGTAACACGCGTTGATTGGAGTCGTGTGAACGTTTGGATTTGGGTTCACCATCGACGTAATCTTTTGCGCTTCATTGATCTTCAATGTACGCACAGCTTCACGAACTTCGGCAGCCGTCATCTTCATGGCAGCCGTGACAGTCACGCGCGAGACGGCGGTGGAAGCGTACTGAACAGTCGTACCGGCAACGAGGACGTCGCGGCAGAGCTGGTCGAACGTATTACCAGCCTGTTGGCCGAGAATATCGTTGAGCTCCATCAAAAGAGGATCTTCCGTCTCCGTCTTCAATTCGTCGGTCAAGACGATGAAGTCACCGTACTGAGAAGCGGTTGCAGAAATATCCGTGACAGACAACTGGGAGCCGGTTGGCGTGACGCCTTCAGTCAAAGCGGTCGTCGCGGCTGGGAGCAGCGCGTAGCGGCGGAACTTGATGGTATCAGAAGCGTTCTGAGGGATATCGCGAATCTGTCCGAACCAGGTGTGAACGAGGTGTGGACGTGCTTTTTCAAGCATCTGGCGATCGTAGAACGCGCGAACGTGAGGAACAACGGTTGTGGTGGTATTTGGCATAGGGGTTAAATAAGTCCACTCGTACTAGCCTCTTCCCCGGGCGTAAATTTCTTGTGTTCTGGCAGCTACCTGCTCAGGAGTTGCTTTCGCCCAGTCGATTGGCTTCGCCGTCTGTGGTCCGCGATGCTTGGAACTTGGGGAAGCTTTCGCGAGGCGAGCGCGCGCATCTTTGTCGTTGACAAACTTGCGAACGATTGGCTTTTGCAAAGCTTCTTCCAATGAAATTCCCTTAGCTGTCGCGTAGTCTTGAACTTCATCGACCATTTTTGACGGAATTTCAGGGTGGTCAAACCGGAAATCGTTTCGCTCCGTTAATCTGCGAATTTCCTCAAGTTCAGAAGTTTTGCTGGCAGGCTTCTTCTTAGGAGCTGGTGGCTTATCGCCATCCTTCTCGCTAGCTTCCAAAGCCTTTTTACGCCAGTGCTTCTTCTGTTTGAGAATACTCTTCGTCTTCTTATAAGCTTCAAGGACCTTTGCTTGATTGGCGGGATCGGATAAATCCTCTTCCCCCATATTCAAGATATCTTCCTCAAGCTCATCGAGATCATCATCGCTTTCGTCGTCAGATCCCTCATCGGAACCTTCTTCGGCGTCAGCGTCTTCGTTCTCATCTCCCTCTGAAGACTCATCGTCCTCATCTTGATTTTCCGAGGTTGTCTCCTCGTCCTCTTCTTCGGCTAATTCCGAGAGGGACTTCTTGGCTTCATCGGCCATAGGGGTAATTGGTTTTAAGGTCTTTACTGACCATATAAATTAGGTAAAGGACTAACGAGTAACCTTCTTCTGTGCTTTGCCGGATGCCTTCTTGCCAGACATGGTTCCTGTTCGGAGTGTCGTGACTTTGGCATTCGCGCCCTTCATCGGAGCAGACTTGCGCATAGTGAGAAAATAAAGAATTAACGGAACGAAGATGCTTTCGGGTCCTTCGATATCGGTTCAGCGATATCTAGGTCCTTCAAGATGTCACTGAGTATATCATACGCATTGGAACGCGCACACGTTTGCAAGCCAACATTCCCTTTCAAATCGATGTTTTTGATGTCTCTGAGCTCCTCAAGGTGAAGAAAGAGAACCTTTCGGACCAAGGCCCAAGCCGGCTTATTCGATGCAATGAAGCGTTGAATAACCAAGCGTTCATCATTGGAAATTTCTTGTAACTCTTTTTCCATAGATTAGCGTGTAGGTGCTGAATTAGATGGCTGAGGCGCAAGCTTCGCCGACGCATCGCCTGGGTTCGAGGCGAACTTGCTCATAGCAGGGGAAGCCGCATCCATTCCAGGCATAGGCTGCACTGGCGCAGATGTGAATCCAACGAGCTTGAGCGGCGAGATGCCTGAATACTCCATGATGCGACCAATAATCATGCGAGCATTCGGATCTTGGAGAATCGCCGGATTCGAGGTGACAATCTGGAGAATGTTTCCAAGCGTCTCTTTCGTCGCCGACTGGTCCTCTGTCTCGCCGGTTGGGTCAACAGAGATGCGGGCCTTCTCAAGGAACTCCTCATCCATGAAGCCTTTTTCGATTTTGATTTTACGGTCAGAGCTCTTCATCTGTTCAGAGAGAGTCTTCGCTGCCGTATCGAATTCTTCTCGCGTTGGGAGATACCCGGTACTCAGGATGTAGTCTTTCAATTGCCCGTATAGAACAGAATTGCGGTATGCCTCGTCGAAAGCAGTCAGCTCTTCAACAGAGCCCATCAAGTCAATCATGTGCTCACGATCCAGCTTCTTACCGATCTCAGGTAGTACCCAATCAAACATCACGTCGGAGACGAAGATGCCACAGTTCTGCCGTACAAATTCGAAAAGCTTCTTTGCAGAAGCACCAAGTTGAGCGCCTAATCTAAACGGAGTCGCCGCCGGCATGGACTCGCCCGTCACAACTTCAAAGGTGTTACAGATCTTGTCAGCCAACACCTCGATCATCTGGACCTCGTTCTGATACTGGTTGAACGCACGAATCTCTGTCGCGACTGGCTCAATCGGGTGAGTCGTCTCAAGAATATCGCCATCCACCGCGTCCTGCATCAAGTTCTTCAGATACATCTTGCCGCGCGTCTGGAACAGATGAAGCGACCCCATGCGAAGCGCCATGAAGAAACGGTTCACGAGTTCGTTGATGCGAATCTGGAGCGGAATCAACATTTCCGTATTTCCAAGCCCCAGCCAGCGGCCTGGATTCTTTCGCATGTGGACCTCTTTGTATGGGAAATCTTCAGGGGAAGCAGCTTCAGCAAAAAGAACTTGGTTCGCGCCACCTGGTTCAAGGCCCGACACGATCGCCATGACGTACTTGTACTTCGTGCTGGATAACTCAGGTGCTTCACCATCCTCAGCGTCTTCAGAAGCGCCAGGTTTCAACTTATCAGGCAAGAAGGTCTCAGGAATCCATCCCCAAACTTCGTACACCTCATAGGCCGGCAAGGAGTCCGTAAGCGCGTACACGCCAGCAGAGGCGGTAGTCACTTCCTGTAGGTAGGGCTGCTTCTTGAATGATCCAGCGGCGAGAAGCTTTTCGACAGCATCTTCATCCCAACCATCAGCTACTTTATCCCGGATTTGTTGAGCGCTCATGATGATTCGCTCGGCAAAAACCTGAGAGCCAAGCAACGTATCCGCCGCCTGGTCACAGATCACGTCACGCAAATCAACGTTCTGAATACAGACCTTGCCCTCAGCATCCATCGTTTTCTTCCAGATCACGGAACCGAAGCGAGGAAGATCTTCGGCCATCTGGTTCAGAACGCTCGCGAATCGCTCGTCTCGCATCCAGTTCTGAAGCTCCATCCGCAAGATCCAACTCTTCCAATACGAATTCTCAAGGTCAGTCGTTACGCGCATGTCCTTCGTATCGAGGTCGATGTTCTTCGTCGCGTGCGCGTTCCGATGATTGATAATGTTGTGGAAGAACTTGTCGTTTCCGTTTTCATCCACATCTCCATTCTCAAACTTGGAGTTCAAATAAAAATGAATCGTCTTTAACGTTTCGTATTGATTGAATTCCAACCCTTCCATGATTTCAATCTTTTCAGAAAGGAAGTTCCTCTTCATTTCAGCCAAAAGACTCGCAATCGAGTCAGCCGCTGGTGTCGTCGGAGATACGTGCGTTCCTTGCACGTTGGTTCTGTAATGAACGCGTTTCCCGTTTTTCGGCATAATTATTCTGATGATAGCACGTTATTCTATTATCTAAAACGCTTCACACCTGTTTGAACTCGCTCACGGTTCCGCTCGACGCGCGCCTTCTGTCTCGGATCATTCATCGAGATTGTGCAGTGTGCGCGCATCTCCCACGCGATCGCCGTCGCGATCAATAAATCGAAGTGACGCGTGGTCTTCGCCATCTGAGATTGCGTCACGAGGTTATCTTCCTTCGCGTACATGCGGGCTTCGCGAATAATCGATGGATCTGGCACGAACAAAGAATTCTCATCATCTTCCATGATGTTCTTGAGTGACGCCATCATGCGCGGCTTCGTCGCGTTGTTCGTCGAGAACCCCAGGCGTGTCGTCGGACGAGACTCTTTCCCTCCTTTAATCTCGAACTCATAGATGTTTGGGTACATCTCTTGGAGCTTCACACAGACAGTGTGTCCGGTACGCGCGTTCTCCGGCGCAATGATACAGGTGCCATACATGTTTCCAACACGGGCGAGGTCGAACGCAAAGTTCACGGGGTCGATCGAGTTGCTCTTATAAGTCGCGACTACTCTCGTTGTCGTGAAGTCGATGACACACATCGTCGACGAGTCGAGGCCGACACCGTCAGCCACGTCAGCACCGATCCCGTACGCGTGATCGCGATGATAGTGCTCATACACCATGAGATCCCCATCGACGTAAAGAGGCTCACGGACCTCATGCTGCATCTTAAAATTTAAAACGTCCGCGTTGAACTGCTTATTCCCCGTCGAAAGGAAAGCTTCGTCAGGGGTCGATGGATACTGCTCGCGCATGCGTCCTTTCTGCTGCGCGGCCTTCAAGGCATACCAAGTCTTCTGCCCCTTAGTGAGAGTAATCCCAAGCTGCTTCTCGAGGTCGGCGAGGTACTTCGCTGTCGCGATCGGAAGCTGGATATCCTCTTCGTTTGTATAGTTCGGATCTTCGTACCAAGGGAAGAAGAAGAACTTGTACTGCATCTTCGAAAGAGAGCGCTTCACTTCCTCAGTATCCGCTGTTGCTTGCGTCGCGTTCAGCTTCATCTCAAGCTCGATGGCATCAAGGCACATCTGGTGGAAGTCATTGCCTTCACCTTCCGCCGTGGATTCGATAAACACGAGACCACCATCATCAGGGACCGTAGGCAAAGCGGACTTCTTCACGTCGGAAGCCTTCTCAGGGGACGATTGGCACAGAGGGCCGTACTCGGAGATGTGCAAACACTGGTACGTTCCAGAGTGAAGGGTGGTCCCCACCTTAAAGGATGATCCGTTTTTCCACGTCATCTCACTCGTCGAGTCAGATTCTGACGTCAGACCTTCGGACTCTTTCAAGGATTTTGGAAATTTCTGCCACGCGAAATCGATCTTACGAAAAATGTTGATACCGTTTTCCTTTTTATCCGCCACGATCGCCGCCTTCGTGCCGGCCACAAACAAACACTGGTCCAAGAAGAGAATCGCGATAAAGGTACTCATGCCCAACTGGCGCGCCTTCAAGATGATGTTGCGGGTGTGGAGGTTCTTCAAAAGATACCGCTGAACGATATTTGGCTTGAACTTCACCGTATTCCCGTTCTTATCTTCAATGAAATACAGATTGGAGATCCGCCACAAGAGATCGTTCAGGCGAGGATCTTTCTGCTCACGCTTCTTCCACGCCATAACCTTAATTTGGGTATCAAGCTTCGGCACGATCGCAGGCGCAAGAGTCGTCACCACGTCCCCAACTTGTTCATAAATTCTATTCATAGAGAGGTGCGTCGGAGTTTTCGATATCGTCTAAGAGGGCATTCATATCAATGGTACGGACAGTCGATTCCGTCTTCGAACGCATGTTCGTTTCATTCGTGGCGGTAAACATGGCGAACTGCGGGTGATAGGTCGCGTTCAACCCACCACGCACAAGGTTTGTTTTCACCACGTCCTGCGCGAACTCATAGGCACGTCCAAGCGTCTTCGGATACGCCTTCGCGAGCTGTTTGATCTCGGATTCGGTCAACGCCACCATGTTCGCGAACTCAGCCATCAGAGGGAGTGGCGCGTTGTACGGCTTCTCTACCTCGGACTGGGAGCCGTCGCGATTGAGGATCGTTTCTTTGTACCAGCCAGAGAGAGGGCGGCCAAAGTAGGCAACCATGCTCTCAGCAACACTGAGGGCGTACTCGTCAGAGATTTCTTTCGGAGCAAAAAATTTTTTTGGATCGAGAGGGCTTGGGCGATCAGTCTGCGGGAGGAGTTTCTTCGGGGGAGTCAGGATTTCAAATATGGTCAGCTCCTTTGGGGTTTCTTTGGAGAGGGGGATAATGGGGCCTCTTAGCTTTATGCCAGAAGTTAGGACATCCGGTGCTTCGGAATTTTTTGGCGGATTTTTTTTGAGTTGGGAGGGGGGCAAAGTGTCCTCTCCCTGTAACAAATTGGGGGACAAATTGTCCTCTTCTTTATTTAAATGGGGAGAATAAACTGGGGGGTGTCCTGTCGAAAGTTCCCGCGCGCCACGCGAATCCCGAACATTGGACATAGGGGTATACCCCCTGTCTCTTATCCCCATCTGACACGG